GCTACAAGCAGCTTCACTACGGCACCACGTACCTGACGCAGAACCACCAGGGCGTTTACGACGGCTTCATTCGCATCATTTGGATGACCGCGCAGGAAGCGGCAAAGCGCGAAGGCTGGCGGGAAAAACTTGCAAATATCCCGGTGCTCAAACTTGCACTCGAACGGAACTCGACCCAGCAGTTTAAGTTCCTGCACGCCGTGTGCCCGCGCGATGACTACGAGCCCGGCCGCCTCGACCTCAAGGGCAAGCTCTACGCGTCCTACTACATGTACCCCGATGGCGACATCATGCTCGAACAGGGCGGCTACTACTCGAAGCCGTTCTCCGCGTCGCGCTACATTCAGTCAGCCAACGAGCAGGACGGGCGCTCGATCGCCATGTCCGTGTTGCCGACATTGAAGACCCTCAACCAGATGAAGAAGACCCTGCTCAAGCAGGGGCACCGCGCGGCCGATCCGATCATCCTGTTCGCAGACGACGGGCTGATGAACGTCAACATGAAGCCGGGCGCACAGAACAAGGGCGGCGTCAACGCGGACGGGAAGCCGCTCGTCGCGACACTGCCAACCGGCAACGTCCAGATCAACGAAATGATGATGGCTGAGGAAAAGGGTCTGGTCGATAACGCGTTCTTCGTCCAACTGTTCTCCATCATGAATGAGAAGAACGGGATGACCGCGACGGAAGTTGTCGAGCGCATCATCGAGAAGGGCATTCTGATTGCGCCGTCGCTCTCCCGCCAGGAGGGCGAATACTTCGGCTCCAACATCGAGCGCGAGCTTGACCTGATGGGGCAGATGGGAATGCTCGATCCGATGCCGCCGCGCCTTGTCGAAGCGGGCGGCGCCTACACGGTGAACTACACGTCGCCGCTGGCGAAGGCTCGCCGGATGCAAGAGGCGGCCGGCTTCTTCCGCTTGGTCGAAGGTCTCAAGGAAATCGTCAACGTCACGGGCGACACGTCGATCTTCGACGGGCTCTCGTTCGAGCGCGCGGTTCCCGACCTTGCCGACATTCAAGCGGTGCCGGAACCGTGGATCGCGACGAAGGAAGAAATTGCTGCGAAGGGTCAGGCTCGCGCGAAGGCCGCGCAGATCGAGCAGCAGATCAAAGCTGGCCCGGCTGCGGCAGCGATGATTAAGGCCCAGGTAGCTGCGGCGAAGGAAGGCGTTGGCGTCAACCCGGCAAGTCGAGACCTTGCCCCAGGCGCTACCCCAGCAATAGCGGGACAGTAAATGAAAGTGCTGACACTCTCGAAGCTCCTTGCCTTTCTCGGGCAACGGAGTGCTGCTTACAGAACTTTGTTCAACCCTAACACGCCCTGGGGCAAGGCCGTCCTTGCCGACTTGGCGAACTTTTGCCGGGCGAGTGCGTCCACCTGGGACGATAACCCGTCAAAGCGCGACGTGCTGATTGGCCGACGCGAAGTCTGGTTGAGGATACAGGATCACTTACGCCTCACGCCAGAACAGCTAGCCGAAATCTTTTCGGTCCCGACGACACCCAATCAAGAGGAATGACAATGGTTGAGAATACAAACAACAACGACGGCGGCGCCGGTGGCGTTAAGCCGTGGTATGACGGGCAGATCACCGATCCGGATACGATCGGCCACATTCAGGCCCGTGGCTGGGACAAGGGCGATGCGAAGGAAGTCGCTGCAAATGCGATCAAAGCGCACCGCGAAGCTCAGCAAATGCTCTCCACTCCGCAAGATCGTATCATCCGACTTCCGTCCGATGCGAACGACAAGGCGGGATGGAGTGGCGTCTATCAGCGCCTCGGCGCCCCGAAAGACGTGAAGGAGTACGACACCGCGCTCGGCAATGTGAAGTTCGCAGACGGAACGGGCGTCGATCAGCCCGTCATCGACATGGTGAAAGCCCGTGCCGCTGAAGCCGGCTGGAAAGTCGAAACGGCGGAAGCCGTTTTGAAAGACCTCGTGAACTACGTTGAGAACGGCAACAAGGCACTCGCCGTCCAGGCCCAGGCCGCACAGAAGGGTGAGCAGGAAAAGCTCGTCACGAAGTGGGGCTCAAGCAACGTCGATGGCTTTCTCGTTGTCGCAAAGAACACGGCAGCGAAGCTCGGCGTCACGCCGGAAGGCGTGGTCGCGTTGGAGCGTTCGGTCGGCTACGCGGACGCGATGGACTTGTTCTATCGTATCGGCAAGCAGATGGGCGAAGCCAACTTCATTGCCGGCCAGGGTGGCAACGGCTCGCAAGTCATGTCGAAGGAGCAGGCTGCGGCCCGCTTGAAAGACCTGAAGAACGATAGCGATTTCCAGAAGCGGTTCCTCAGCGGCAACGTCGATGCCGTGAAGGAGTTCAACGCCGTGACTGCGATCGCTGCGGCAGACTGACGACATCAAAAGAGTGGCGGGAAACTGCCACTCTTTTCCCTATTGACGTTTAAACTGTTGCCCACTATTATTTAAACAGTCGGCCCCCGGTTTGGACACGGCCCCCAGCAATTCCCTTGGCCTTGGTCTGAACAGAGGAACCGATCATGTCTGACCAAATCATCAATCTAGCGGTCACGCAGTTTAGCGCGATCCTGGAAATGAAAATCCAGCAGAAGACTTCCAAGCTGCGCGGTCGCGTGGCGGAAGGCTCTCACACTGGCAAGCAAGCTTCACCCGTTCAGTACATGGGCGCCGTGAAGATGCGGGTGCCGGCTGGCCGCTTCGCTCCGAAGAATGCCACCAACGCCGACTTCGAACGTCGGTGGGTGTTCCCGAAGGATCGCGACCTTGACCAGCTTGTTGACACCTTCGACGAGCTTCGTCTGATTTCCGACCCCAAGTCGCAGTATTCGACCAACGCCGCTGCCGCTGTCGCCCGTGAATGGGACGATGGTCTGATTGCCGGCGCCACGGCCGATGCCTCGAAGGGCACGGACCCGTCGTCTTTCTCGACCGAGACCTTTGACAACACGACCTACGGCGTCGCGAGTGACTTCGGCGCCTCGGCCGCGACCGGCCTCACCGTCAAGAAGCTGATTGAGTTGAAGCGCAAGCTTCGCCACTACGCTCAGGACGGCAACCCGGACAATGATGAAATCACGATCATCATTGGCTCGCAGCAAGAAGCCGACCTCCTCAGCGAGACCCAGGTGACGAGCGCGGACTACAACGAGAAGCCGGTTCTGAACGAGGGCAACATCACTCGCTTCCTCGGCATGAACTTCGTCCAGAGCGAGCGCCTTGCAACTGCCTCGAACGTTCGGACGTGCATCGCCTTCATGAAGTCGGGCCTCTACCTCGGCATCTGGAAGGACAGCACCACGAGCGTCAGCAAGCGCACCGACCTGACCAGCGAACCGTACGACATCTACACCATGATGACCTACGGCGTCACTCGTCTGGAAGCTGGCAAGCTGTTCGTCATCTACTGCTCGGACGCCTCGGGCGCCTCGATCACCCCGTAACTCGGAGCCGGTTGAGACCGACCCTAAGCTAAAGGAACACTACAATGTCTGTCGGACACATTAAGTCCACTCCGGTCACGAACCTCGACGCTACGCCGAAGGTCGCGAACTCAAGTGGCAAAGGTGCTGCCGGTCAACTGAACAACGTGTCTGCCTACGTTGCGGGTCCGCTCGCTGCGGCCGGCGACGCTGACAGCACTGTGCAGTTGGTTCGCGTGCCGTGGACTGCCATCGTCAAGCGCGTTTACTTCGTGTCTGCCACTCAGGGCAACGCGGGCAAGTTCGATCTTGGCGTCTATTACGCAACCGATGGCTCGAACGCCCTCTCGAAGTCTTCTCTGCTCGCGGCTGATGCCGTTGACCAGGACTTCTTCGTTGCGGCGATGGATGCCGGTGGTGCAGCGTCGAAGATCACCGTCCAGCCGGGCGGCGGCGTCGGGTACGATGGTGTCGCTACCGCGATCCTTCAGACTACCCCGGCGTGGGCGATCAACGACATCAACAAGCCCCTGTGGGAAGCGGCCGGTCTGACCAGCAACCCCGGTGGCAATGCTGACATCGTTGCGACCGTGACCGAAGCTCCGGGCACGGGCGGTGGTGAGATTGGCGTCTCCGTCGATTTCGTCCTGCCGTAACCAAATTGAGGGCCGGGCCTAGCGCCCGGCCTTCCTCCTCACGAGGGTTACGACAATGGCTGTCACCGGCTTCCTCAGCGTACTCGAAGGTTCGGGCAATCCCCGTTCCAAGTCGTCGGCTATCTTGACGGCTGCGATCGACTACACCGCGTTCGCGGCTGCGCTGGCAGACGCCGTTGCCGATGGCGCTACGCCGACTGAAGCACACGTGACTGCCGTCAATGACGCGTGGACTACGCTGAAGGCTGCGATCGACGCGGCCGTTGCTCAGCCGACCAGCACGGGCGTCATCGTCCAGGTTGACCTCGCGCAAGTCGCTACCATCACGAAGCTCCGGGCGGTCTTCAATGACATCATCGAAACCGCCAAGGGCAACTCCCTCTTTACCGGGTAACACGAACATGGGTGTCATCGCACAGCTTCAGGCGCTTTCAGCCGCCATCACCGACATCGTAACAAAGGTGCCCCAGGCGATCACCGCCCTGGGGAGCTTGAAGGACTACCTCGCAACGTATTAAGGCTAGACAGTACGCGCGAGAACGTTTAAACAATGCGACGGTGTTTGTCCTACCAGCCCGGTTGGATGACATCATCAACTTCGTAGGAACCGAACCAATGGCCGACCATTTCGCCTCTCTCTATCGCGGAGCCGACAACACGATCGTCTGGACGACTTCCTCGACCTCAGCGGCCGATCTGGAAGTCCGGGTGGCGGACGCGGCCGGCTGGACGCGCGATGAAGTCAAGCGTGCGCTTGAGCGCATCATTGACAAGCTCGTTGCCAACAATGACCCGGACGCTGACAGCAAGTCAGTGAAGTGGGGCTGACATGTCGGACGAATACCGCCGTCGCGAACTAGACATGGTGTTCCAGGGTTCCGGTGAAGGAACCCCGGAAGACCCTATGGTGCCTGTCGTTCTCGTTGAGGGCGTGGTTGACGGCGACATCGTTGTGGATTTCACCGCGACGAACACGAAACTCGACACACTCGCAACGAAGCTCGACCAGTTGAAGGCGTTGATCGGCACAGCCTCGGATGACGAAAGCGATGTAACCGTCATCGGCTTGCTGACCCGCATCGCCCTCGCAGTGGAGGCATGACCATGAGCTTGTACAAGTCGATCGCCAAAGACCTCGTTCAAGAAGTGGAAGCGGCCGGCGACGACCTCGACGCCGTGAAGTCTGCGTTCGCGAAGGCCGATGCCAATGCGGCGGCACACTTCAAGAAGGCGACGGTTGACGCGGCCAAGGATAAGGCCAAGGCCGCAATCGCGGAACTTGAAGCCAAGATCGATCTGTTGAAGAAGGGCTGAGCAAATGGCTTCGTTCCAAAAATTCCAGCCCTTCGTTGAGAACCTCGCAGAGAAGGTGTTCAACCTCGGCTCCGACACGCTGAAGGTTTCCCTCTCGAACACGGCGCCGGTCAACACGCAGAGCGTCTTCGACAACGTGACCAACCATCCGTCGCCTTCGGCGGCGAACGGCTATTCGGCCACGGCCGCGTCGATCCTCGGTTCCGCACAGTCAGGCGGCACTTACAAGCTCACGCTCGACGTTGTGACCTTCACGGCCTCGGGCGGCCAGATTGGTCCGTTCCGCTACGTCATCCTGTGGGACGACACTGCCGCGTCCGACCAGTTGATCGGCTTCTACGACTACGGCTCCTCGATCACCCTGGAAGACACGGACACGTTCACAGTCGGCTTCAGCGCGAGCAACGGTGTGCTGACCATCGCTTGAGGAGTGAGCGATGGCGATTGTCTTTGCTGACGGGTGTAACTGGTACGACGCGATCGGATCGCTGACCTATCCGTACACGCTCTCGGTTTCCAACGACAGCACGCATTACGTCATTTCCGCCACGGGTGGGAAGTACGGCCGGCAGGCTATCAAGCTGCTCGGTGCAACCACTGACGCGACCAGCATTCAGCGCGACTTCACCACGGGCACGATTGATGGCGTCGTCGCCTCCTGGGTGAAGATGGACAAGACCGGGGGCACCGCGCGCCACCAATGGATCAGCTTGCAGAACACTTCGACGGTTCACCAGCAAGTCCATTTCACGCCGGCTACCGACTTGCTTGAGTTCCGCACGGCTGGCGCGACTGTCATCGGTTCCGGCAACTTCGACCTGG